AAGCAAACGAAGAAGTGTCTTTCTCGGAGACAGAACTGAAAAAGTTTGAAGAGATTGTAAACTCTTGGACTGACTGAGATAAAAGAATAATTTTATTATTCCTGCTTGACTTCTTGTTAAGCAGGATTTATAATGAGTCAAAATAATAATCCAATTCTAAATACAAATAAACGTCGGTGGAGCGTATTCCTATGGCAATTACAATTCCTGCAGATGCAGTAAAGACTTTTGAAAAAGTAATGGGTGCATTGGGAGGAGAAGATTATTCTTATTATCTTTTTGATGTTAAGAAGGTTAATGAGAAATCCAAAGCAAAAAAAGTTGTTGAGATGGTGGTCTATGTACCACAAGCACAAAGAGTAACGGCAGCTGCTAATATTCAAGCGTCTCTTGATGGAGATGGAGTTACTGCTGAGGTTTTGGAAAAGGAAACAGAATTAAATGTATATCTAATTAATGATACAAAAAAATATATTAGACTTTTTGTAAAACCAAATGGATCAAAGGGATCTGGCGGTGGTGCTGCTGCAACAGCAATTCAAGAAGCAGCACAATGTGTATATGCTGCTATGAGATATTATTGTGGAGATAAAGAAATTTATACTGAGGAAGATCTCAGGTGTGGTATGAACCATGTTGATGTGGGTGGCACAAAATTGGAAGAAATTATGGGTCTTCCAAAAGAATGGAAAGAAGGATCGATGAAAGGGGCGAATGAAATATTTGATACAGTTGGTGCTGGAAAATATAAGTTTGTTAGGGGAGATAGACTTCTTGATGATGGGTCTATTAAGAAAGCATTTGGTAGAGTGAAAGGACAAACTAATCTTTCTTCAGAAGACAAGTGGAATCCTGCTGATATTTGGATGGTAGAAGAGTCTGAAGTTCAGGCAATCCAGAAACATTTGGATGGAGAAAACACTATTGATTGTTTGAATAATGCACTTCTTCAATTGTTTAACGAACAAAAGTTAATGGGCATTTCTCTCAAAAAGATTGAGGGTAAACCAAAAATGGATATTAAGAACAATCAATCTGCTATAGTCAGAAAGGCAAATGAAAAGGCAAAGTTTGTAAAATATGATCTAACCTTTTTATCCTCTATGGATGTCTATCTCTATTATGGACCAGGAACTTTTGAAAAGTTTCAAGCAAGAAATTTTGGTGGGTCTTCAAAAGGAGATTGGAAGTTAGAACTGAAAGGAAAGTCTGCTGCTCAAGGGAAAATTCAGGGCACAGTTCTTATTGAACTTTTGAAAAATGCTGGATTTGCAAATATCTCTCAGTTCAAAATTTCAACATGGGCAGAGTCTGATCCAAACGCACGTAACGCAGGAGATATTACAACAGAAATCTATAATTTATTGAAAGATTATAGTGCAACTAAATTTGATAAGTCTAAAAAAGCAGAGATTAATAATAAAGCACAGATTGCTCTTCAAGATAAATCTTGGAGGTATAGCAAACTTTCTGGACTGAGATTTTTAGACTGGTTGCAGAACACTTGTAGCGACAAGGATATGGCAATGAAAGAGATTTATCTCTATGCCTCTTCTCAATCTGATAAATCATCTGTATATTACAAGTTACAATAACAACTAAATATTCTTATGGGTAATCCTAGTGTAATGAAATCGTTTTTAAATTTCTTTAGAGAAGCAAGAACTTCTCAAGCATCAGATGCTGCTGCTCGCCAGAATCTAACAGGTGATGGGCATGGCAACTGGTTTGATAAGGATGGCAACATGGTTGCTAAGACTGTTAAAGGAAGACTTGAATTTTTACAGAAGAAGCAATCTAAAGGTGAAGATGACACAACTCAACAGAAATCCGCAAAAACTGAACCTAAATCAGAACCTACGCAGGATACACAACAGCAACCAGCACCTGTCGCCGGGGAGTTTGGAGCATTTGGAGATGGAACTCCAAGGAGGATGCCAGTCCCTACGAGAGCAGATGGTTCTCCTAAAGAGGACCTTGGACCTCTGACTGTTGTATTTGGAAGATTTAATCCTCCAACAGTAGGACATAAGAAGTTACTTGATGCTGCTAAGAAAGAATCAGGAAAAGGAAGTTTAAAAATATATCCTTCAAGGACACAGGATGCTAAGAAGAATCCTTATGATCCAGATGAAAAAGTAGATGTAATGAAGCAAATGTTCCCCGATCATGCGGAGAGCATTATTAATGATCCTAACTCAAGATCTATATTTGACGTATTGAAACAGGGGTATCAAGATGGACATTCAAGTGTTAAAATTGTGGTTGGTGGTGACCGGGTTAAAGAGTTCGCAAAACTCTCAGGAGATTATAATGGCAAACTCTATGATTTTTCTGGTGTGGAGACTGTATCTGCTGGAGAAAGAGATCCCGACGCTGAGGGCGTTGAGGGGATGTCAGCATCCAAAATGAGAAAGGCAGCAGCATCTAAAGATTTTAAGACTTATAGGACTGGTATTCCTGATTATATTGACGATAAGACTGCAAAACAAATGATGAACAGTCTTCGTAATAAGATGAACATCAAAGAAGGATGGAGTCTATGGCAGATTGCCCCTAGATTTGATTGGATGAATCTTAGAGAGAACTATGTCACAGGGAAGATATTTAAGATAGATCAAATTGTTGAGAATCTTAATACTGGATTGGTTGGTAAAGTTATTCGTAGAGGAACAAACTATCTTATCTGTGTGACTGAAGATAATATCATGTTTAAATCTTGGATCAAAGACTTGAAAGAGTACACTGAAGTCAAGATGGATAATAAGGAAAGACTCCCTAAGAAACCAAATACACTTGTTGGTACTAAAGGATTCTTTAAGTATGCTGCTGATATGACTCCTGGACATGAGGACGGTGGCCAGAACCTTCAGGACGGCGGAAAGGCATATGATGGCAAAACTGCACGTTCATTTATAAATAAGTATAAGAAAAAAATAGTAAAGTCATGATTTCCGAGCAGGATAATGCACCTGAAGAGGTGAAGATTCGCGTCAGACAAATGACGAAAGCGATTCGTTACAAGGCAAGAAAAGAAGGTGGTAACCTCTTCAAAGCATTTAATGATTATATGGGTAGTCAGTCGGGCATTAGTGCAACCGAACGTGCTTCTGTAAAACAATCGCTTGGGTTATCAGAAACATACTCATCATGGAGAGATGATCTTCGTGAAGTCGTAGATGTTCCTGAAAAGGACACTGATGCTGATAAAGTCATCAAAGAAAAGAAAGTAAAAAATAAGATTGTTATTAATCCTCCAATGAAGGAAGCATTTGATGAGATCGGTGCTACTGTGATTGAAGCAGTAGAACTAGAAGAAACGAGCAGTACCTCTAAAGAAGAAGAAGCTCAAAAGAAAAAGCAATTGCAAGTTAAAACACAGATGCTGAAAAAGCGGCAGATGCTTGACCGAATGAGGTTGCAAATGCAGAAGCAAGGTAAACTTCCTATAGGGCACGCTGAGGGTTATGCTCCTGGTGATGTGGACCAGAAGGTCGGTGCTGTGACTGGCATTCCTAAGTCTGAGCAGGACGCTGCCCGTGCTAGAATTCTTGCTAAGGCAAAGGCAAAGGCAAAGATGAAGAAAGAAGAACTTGAGGTTGAAGGATTCATTCCTATGGATTCTGCAAAGAAGGCCAAGATTGATAGGCAAATTGGTCGTGCTGCAGACAAAGAAGCAATTGAATCTGGTAAGTCCAAGAAGTATGGACGTGACGATAAGAAGATTGATAAACTCTACAAGCGTCAAATCGCTATGAAGTTTCAACATAAGATGAAGAAAGAGGAAGTTGAGGTTAGTGAAGCAAGAAAACCAACCGAAGATTCTCTAAGAGATCGTCGTATGGAGCGTGGTGGTGTTGACGGTAACAATCGTTATGATAGAGCACCAGGCAAACCCAATACAATCGGTAAAAAGAAACCTGCTAGTGGTATGTCTGCTATTGATAAAGTAAGGGCAGATATCACTGCCAAGTATGGTAAGGGTGCTATCTACGAACCCAAGAAGAAGTAATGCCTGCCGTATCTAAATCCCAGCAAAGGTTTATGGGTATGGTTTATGCCACCAAGAAAGGTGACATGACCAACCCTTCTCCTGAGGTTGCCAAAGCAGCAGCATCTATAAAGAAGAGTGATGCGAAAGACTTTGCTTCTACTAAGCATAAGAAACTTCCTGAGAAGAAAACTTTTAAAGAATTTATGGGTGACTTATGAATATAGGCAATGGTGGATACACTCAGGCAGCAGATCCTTCAGGTCCGTTTGCTGGATTTGATAAAAAGTTGTTCAAAGGAGATGAAGATCTTCTTTCTCAAGACTTTCAAACTGCTGCTGAACCTGGTCAAAATAGATATAATACTTTCTCATCAGTTTATCCTGTAATGAAAGTATCTCTTTCAAATAATATGGGAGACGGTCCTTCTATTGATTCCATGGTTGCTGCATCAAAGGAATTTGTAAACAAGATGGATGAACAAAACTACTATAGAGTAAGAACTATGTTTGCTGAAAAAATTGATTATGCTGATTCAAAACAAATGAAACGGTATGCTGATAATGAGAAGGTAAATAAAGAACGTGATCTTCGTATGAAGCATGGTAAAAAGTGGAAAGATTTTACTAGGGATGCTCTTGCTGCTAGGGATAGAGAAAAAAATAGACTGAGACCTGGTGAGGTAAAAAGATACGATAAAAAACTTGGAAAGTACGTTTCAAATAAGGATTGATATATAGTCTACACGCTGTATAAATCATGCTTGCATTTTTACTTCCATTAGCATCTAAAATTATCAATGATGCCGTTTCTAAAATTCCAGAGAATGAAGAACTTGGTGAGAAGATGGTTGAGATCTGTCTTGTTATACTTACTAAAGCAGTTAAGTTGACCAAAACTGATATGGATGACCAGCTTTTAGAAGTTGTGACTAAAGCAATAAAAACAAGAGAAGAGTGATTATGTGGAGATTCTAGGGTCTCCTATTTTTATAAATATTTGAAGCAAAGTAATTTCATCTAAGGGCAAAGACATGGCACTTTGGGGCAATAAGGATAATGTGGGGGCAGCTGGAACAGTCCTCCTTAACTACTCTACGGGAGTAGTTACTGGCGCAGGCACTTCTTTTGGTATCGCAGGTGGGTGTTCCGAAGGCGATGTAATAAGAGTTGGTAATAGAGCAGGCACTTATTATGGTGATGCTGTTATTGTTAGTATTGCTAATAGTGAGTCTCTCACTATTGGTTCGACCGTTGGATTGAGCGGCGTGGCAGTTGCTGCTACCACTTTCCAGGTTTCGCAACTTCCCAAATACTCTGTACTTGATTCTTCTTATAGTGAGGATCCTGACTTCAATAGAGAGGCTCCTTCGTTTAAGGTTGTTACAACACAGCACGTTCAGTCGGCTTCTGGTGTATCGGCAGGATCGAGCATCCTTCCTACATTCGCTAGTTATCTGGAAGAAGCAGGAATTGTTGCTGGTGACTTCTATGTTGATGGATCTGTTAACATCCCTGTAGCAGGACTTGGAACTGGTTCAATCGCTGTAGATAGTCAGTCTCCCGTTGGATTCTTGACCGTATTCTTTGACACCACACTTACACCAGCATTTGGTGCTGAGTTTGGATCTGGTTCTTTCTATGGACAAGACCTCGGCAAAGTAGTATCAACATCTTCTACTTCTGTAACCTTTACTAACGCACTTACCAAAGCAGCAGGTATTGGTTCTGTTGTTGACCTCAACAGTGCTTACTTCGTATCACTGGCAAGCACTATCGCCAATACAAAGGCACAATCAGCGACTCTCCAGTTTGGTCGCTATATGGCTGGTTATGACAAGTATGTTTATGGTATCGGTTCCACAGCTGCTGCTAATGCACAAGGTGGTCAGTATGCTGTAGCACACGCTGGATGGGTTGGTGTTACAACTTACCTTCAGAATGATGGAACACTGAGAGTCAAGTCTGAAGTCTTAGTTGCTGGTGTTGGAATTCAAACCGGCAATACACCCCTTTATCCCCCTTCTTGATGAATGTATTTTACTGAATTGAATGAGAAGAACTTTCTTCTCTTCGCTATTAAACACTATGAAAACCCTCAAGCGGTTACAAAGGATGATTTTGATAAAGACTTAAATCATTTTAGGTACATCAAAAGACTCCTTAAAAGATACAAATTGAATAATGATTTGAAACTTCATCTTCTGATTAATCATTTCATTATTCTTTATAATATATTCGGGGATGCTACCACCCCTATGTTGTTCTTTAAAATTGATAGAGAACTCTGGGGTATGGTAAAAACTTTTGTAGTCTTTTTAGATAGATTGCCTGAGTATCCCCGTACTTATATTCATGAAATAGATTTAGATGATACTATTCTGACCGAACTAAAAAGGATGACCAATGGAGAAGTCAAAGATTGACCGTTTTGTAGATGCTTTTCGCACAGCAATGTATCATGAGTTTCATGTAAATGAGGAAGGTATGGTAGCAAATCCTCCAGGTGGGTCTGGTGGTTTTAGTGCTTCGTCTGATGCTAAAGGTCCTACTGCAGGGTATGATAGGGAACTGAAGTTTGATGGACGTAATAAGTTTGTAAGAAGAGCAATAAAGGATTTGATGGATAGAAAAGATAAGAGAAGAAAGAGAAAAGAATCTAAAACGGCTAGGAACTTCAATCCCTACTTCGATCCTAAAAATGGATGATCAAGTCAAGTTAGCATTGGTTGAGCAAAAACTAGAAGATCTGAAACCAATAATACTTAAAATTGATGCAGCGATTGAAAAACTCAGTGAAGTAAATACTACAGTTAGCAGAATGCTTGCTGTACATGAAGAACGAATTACTAAACAAGAAGAGATTGACACCATACTCTTTGCAAAAATTGACAAACTCCGTGATAAAATGGACGCAGATCATGACAGTGTGCTGCAAAGACTACGTGGATTAGAGAAGCGTGTCTGGATGGCAATGGGTGCTGTGACAGTAATAATATTGACTATAAACAACTCTGGATTCCTCTCAAAGGTCTTGACAACTCAATCATATCCTTCTACAATAGAGAGAACTCAGACTGAATGAAATGGATTACATTGATGTTAAATACATCAATCTTATATCATCAAGACTTCCAAAGTTCAAAAAGGTAAAACCAGAACTATACAACTTTCGTTGCCCCATCTGTGGTGATTCACAGAAAAATAAAAGTAAGGCAAGAGGATATTTGTATAGTGTAAAGAATAATACTAACTACAAGTGTCATAACTGTGGTATAAGTGTGTCTTTCAATAACTTTCTTAAGAGTCTGGATCCTACAACATATAAGAACTACATATTTGAAAAGTTTAAGATTGGGAAGACTGGTAAGAACTTCGTTGTGGACTCTCCAGAGGATGTGTATCGCACTGTACAGACATCTAAACCATCTTTTGATGTCAAGGTAAAGATTGATTTGCCTAATGCCTTTGAGGTGCAGGTATCAAAGGTATACCTGGAGTCAAGAGCAATCTTTAGTGGGGATTTTTATTATGCTGAAAACTTTAAAGAGTTCGTAAACACTATCAAACCTGATACTTTTGATAGTGTAAAGTTTGGAGAAAAAAGAATTGTTATTCCTCTTATTAGAGAAGGAAAACTTATTGGTGTCCAGGGCAGAGCACTCTCTACAAACCCTATTAAATACTTAACCATAATGATGGGTGATGATGAACCAAAAATATATGGACTTGATAAAATCAAAAGAGATGCTCCAGTCTTCATTACAGAAGGACCATTCGACAGCACATTCATTCCAAATGCGATTGCTATGTGCGGAGCTGATCTTGATATTAGTAACTGGGGGATTGGCAATCCTGTTTGGGTCTATGATAACGAACCAAGAAACAGTGAAATCGTCAACCGTATCGGACGCACTATTGATAGAGGCGACTCCGTAGTGATATGGCCATCTAATATCCGAGAGAAAGATATTAATGATATGGTTCTCAATGGACTAAATGTGAAAAATATTGTAGAATCTAATGTCTACAGTGGACTAGAAGCAAAACTCAAATTTACTACTTGGAAGAAGAAATGAGCAACGGTTTAAAGGTTACGAAGAGAGATGGTCAGATTGAGAAGCTTGACCTTGATAAGATGCATAAGATGGTTGAAGAGGCAACCAAGGGTCTTGCAGGGGTCTCTGCGAGTCAAGTTGAGATGACCTCCGGTATTCAATTTTATGATGGCGTTACTACAGCAGAAATCCAAGAGATTTTGATTAAGAGTGCTTCTGACCTTATTGATCTAGAACATCCAAACTATCAATTTGTTGCTGCTAGACTTCTACTGTTTTCTTTGAGAAAGCAGTTGTTTGGTAAGATGCATGAGTTGCCTGATTTAGTAGATCATATTACTAAACTGGCTTATGATAATATTTACGATAAGGATATTTTCACAAAGTATTCTTTAGAAGAGATTATGAAAGCAGAGTCTTTCGTAGATCATGACCGAGACTTTATGTTTACCTATGCTGGATTGAGGCAGGTTGTAGATAAATACCTAGTACAAGATAGAAGCACGGGTGAGGTCTACGAAACGCCGCAGTTCATGTATATCATGATTGCATTGACTATTTTTCGAGACTATCCTAAGGCAACTAGAATGTCTTACGTGAAAAGATATTATGACGCCATCTCCAGACACAGACTCAACATCCCAACACCAATCATGGCAGGGGTCAGAACTCCTTTGCGTCAGTTCGCGTCTTGCGTTCTGGTTGATGTTGACGACACCCTGGATAGTATTTTTACTTCTGACATGGCCATTGGCCGTTATGTGGCGCAAAGGGCTGGAATCGGCATCAATGCTGGAAGGATTCGTGGGATCAACAGCAAAATCCGTGGAGGAGAAGTTCAACACACAGGTGTTATTCCATTCCTTAAGAAGTTTGAATCGACTGTACGATGCTGTACGCAAAATGGAATCCGTGGTGGATCAGCAACGGTCCACTTCCCAATCTGGCACCAAGAAATAGAAGATATCATTGTTCTGAAAAACAATAAAGGTTCAGAAGATAACAGGGTACGCAAACTTGACTATTCAATTCAACTCTCAAAACTCTTCTACGAACGATTCATCAACAACGAACACATCACACTCTTCTCACCGCACGATGTGCCGGGATTGTATGATGCTTTTGGTACTGATGGATTTGATAATCTATACAGAGATTACGAGGGTGACCCAGATATTCCTCAAAAGGCAATTAGTGCTCAGGAGCTTATTCTGGCACTTCTGAAAGAGAGAGCAGAGACTGGTCGTTTATATTTGATGAACATCGATCACTGTAACTCTCACTCGTCTTTCAAAGACAAGGTGAACATGTCTAACCTGTGTCAGGAGATCACCCTGCCAACAGATCCTCTCAATCATATTGATGAGGAAATGCCAGGTGAGATTGCTCTGTGTATTTTGTCTGCTGTTAATGTAGGTAAGATTCGTTCTGATGAAGAACTGGAAGACCTTTGTGATCTTGCGGTTCGTGGATTGGAGGAACTGATTGATTATCAAGAGTATCCTGTGATAGCAGCAGAAATTGCTACAAAGGCACGTAGATCGCTTGGAGTAGGATTTATTGGTCTTGCCCACTACCTAGCGAAACTGGGGGTTTCCTACGGGTCTCAGGGCGCATGGGACGCTGTTCATGGGTTGTCTGAATCATTCCAATATTACCTATTGAAATCTTCAAATCGTATTGCGGAAGAGAAAGGTCATTGTGAATATTTTGGACGCACTAAGTATGCAGATGGTATTCTTCCGATTGATACATATAAGAAGGAAGTCGATTCCATTGTTGCAGAGGATCTAGCACATGATTGGGAGTCTCTTAGGGCATCTATCGCCAAATACGGACTCAGGCACAGCACTTTGTCCGCACAAATGCCTTCGGAGAGCAGCTCCGTTGTGTCAAACGCAACTAATGGAATTGAACCACCTAGGGGATTCTTGTCCATTAAAAAATCAAAGAAAGGACCTCTTAAGCAGATTGTACCATCATATAGCACTTTAAAGAATGAATATACATTACTCTGGGACATGAAGAATAACGAAGGTTATATAAATGTCGTAGCAGTGATGCAGAAGTTCTTTGACCAAGCAATCTCTGGTAACTGGAGTTATAATCCAGAAAACTATCCAGACAATGAGGTTCCTGTTTCGGTTATGGCAAATGATCTTCTGACTACATATAAGTATGGATGGAAGACTTCTTACTATCAGAACACCTACGATATCAAAACTGATGAGGTAGAGGAGGATAAGTCTGAACTTGATACCATTTTAGATGAATTAGAACAATCCGAGGAGGGAGAGTGTGACAGTTGTGCAGTTTAAACTTAATGGAGACAGCGGTGAACCTAGTGAGATCGCAAATACAGTGACGAGAATGACTGTATTTAATACCGATTTGCACGATACAAAGAAGCAACCAATGTTTTTTGGTAAACCTTTGGGAATTCAAAGATATGATTCATACAAGTATCCTATCTTTGAAAAATTAACTACACAACAACTTGGATATTTTTGGAGACCAGAAGAAGTGTCTCTACAGAAAGATCGGGGTGATTATCAATTACTTCGTCCAGAACAAAAACATATCTATACTTCTAATCTGAAGTATCAGATTATGCTTGATTCTATTCAGGGTCGTGGTCCTGGTATGGCATTCATTCCATACTGTTCCTTACCTGAACTAGAAGCATGTATGGAGGTGTGGGGATTTATGGAGATGATTCATAGTCGTTCCTATACTTACGTTATCAAAAATGTCTATTCTGATCCTAGTGATGTATTTGATCATATTATTACCGATGAACGCATTCTAGAACGTGCTAGAAGTGTTACAGAATCATATGATGATTTTATTAACTGTGCCCAAACATGGGGCAATGGTAATATGTGGCAGGATGACTTCAGAGATTCTCCATCTGCACAATGGGAAATCAAAGAGGTCAAACGTAAACTCTATCGAGCAGTTGCAAATGTCAATATCCTTGAAGGAATTCGGTTTTATGTTTCTTTTGCTTGCAGCTTTGCTTTTGGTGAACTTAAACTCATGGAAGGTTCAGCAAAAATTATCTCCCTTATTGCTAGAGACGAGAATCAGCATCTAGCAATCACTCAGAACATTCTGAATAAGTGGAAACAAGGTGATGATCCTGAAATGAAGCAGATCATGAAGGAAGAAGAAGAGTGGACATATAGAATGTTTGACCGTGCTGTTAATGAAGAGAAGAGATGGGCAGACCATCTCTTTAAAGATGGCAGTATGATTGGTTTGAATGATGCTTTACTCAAACAGTATGTTGAGTGGGTTGCTAATCGTCGTATGAAGGCGATTGGACTTAAACCTGTTTATGATATTGCTGCTAAAAATAATCCCCTTCCCTGGACACAGCATTGGATCTCTTCTAAAGGTCTTCAAGTTGCTCCACAAGAAACGGAAGTTGAGTCTTACGTTGTAGGTGGAATCAAACAAGATGTTAAGAAAGATACTTTCTCTGGTTTTAAACTCTAAAATCAGAAAAAAGATAGAAGCAAAGCAAATTGATGATTGGTGGTTTCATGAGGAACCACCTAATAAATAAGGAAAGAACATTATGAATATGTGGAAGAAACTCAAGAGTACCCTGAGTACCCCAATCCCTGGACATATAACGGCGTCCCTTTTGACGGGAGCCTTATTGGGGACAACTATGGTTTTGTTTACAAGATTACCTGTAGCACCACCAACCGTTCCTACATCGGCAGAAAATATTTCTGGCAAAAACGAAAGCCTAGAAGTAATTCTAATACTGGAAAGCGGAGAAGAGTTACGAGTGAAAGTAACTGGAAAAACTACTATGGAAGTTGTCCAGAGCTTACAGCAGATGTTGCCAAGTATGGAAAGGAGTCCTTTAAGAGGTTTATATTAAGCCTACATAAAACGCCTGGGAAAGTAAACTATGAGGAGACTCGTCAGTTATTTTTGAATGATGTCTTAACAGAGGGCTTGACAGATGGGACTCCTGCCTTCTATAATAGCAATGTTCTAGGCAGGTACTACAAAAAAGACTATTATGATTTTGGAAACAATTCTGGCACTTAGTGCTGTTGATTATGACCACCTAGCAAGAGCGGTCAAGGTCGAGGCAAGACCTAACACTATGGATGAGTACTGTGTGGCAGTTTCTATCCTTAATCGTGTTAGATCTCCTTATTACCCCAACACTGTTGCTGATGTGGTATATGCTCCTGGTCAATATCAAGGATTTGATTATTGGAGACCAGTTGCTCCCACTTCTTTGGTAAATGAATTTAAATCTGAACTTGGTCGTTCTAAACTCCTACAAGCATATAGCATCATTGGAGATAGGACTGACTTTAAAGGGCAGAGTATGCTGCCATATCGTGTGGTAGCAGAAGATCCAATGTGTGATCGAAAAGGTAACTTCTTCCACTATCACTGGCAATCATGACCTATCCAGCACCAATCTTTTTATTATACGATAAGTGGTTCGGTGAACCAATTTTGACAGAATCTCAAATGAAGCATCAGAAATCTATTGAAGAATCTGATGATGACATTGTTGTAAGTAGAGTTGGTAGTGGATCTTCGTCAATGCAGACAATAGAGTCAGAGAATATTCATGAAATGATGTATGAGATTGCTACAAAGAATGTGGCAACCACTCTTGCATTAGATCCCATTCCACCCTTTGGTGGTGGTTCAGAGAACTTCCAAGAGGGTTGGCAATCTGGTTCAGGTCTGCTATAATAAAGAGGTGGTTGAGAGACCACTGCGGTGACCTCCTTGGTAGTTCAGGGTTAGCGGCGATAGGAACTACCATTTGACTCAGTAGCTCAGTGGACAGAGCAATTCTCTTCTAAAGAATCGGTCGTTGGTTCGACCCCAACCTGAGTCGTTGGAGAACTGATCATTCTCCTTAGGATGTGACAGAATAACCCTTGTGGAGGCACGGGGTAATGTATAGTAGGACAGAGGTGGTGCTCGCTGACTACGGTCAGAACCCGATACCAAGGGGTCCGAAAATCTGAGTGACCTACTTATCACATTAGTGATTCCCACTCGGTGAAGGTATAATGTATTCCTTCCATCCACCTGCCTGATTAGCTCAGCGGTAGAGCAACGCTTTTGTAAAGCGTAGGTCGTCAGTTCAATTCTGACATTAGGCTTTCTCCATTGGATCAAATAGTTATTATGTCTCAAATACCACAACGAGAATATGATTTATCACAATATGATTTTGGAGGACTTGAAAGGCATCCTTGCAATATACTAAGATTGATTAGTGATTTAGAAGGTTCCTATCAGTTGTGTAAATATATGGGATTTGAAGAGGATATGAAAATCCTTGATGAAATGAAAAAACCATATTATAAACTTTACTTCAAAACAAAAAAGGAGTACGACGCAAAATGAAGTCGAATTCAATGTATGTCCAATGATTACTATTAGATGCAAAGATTGTAGAAAAGAACTAACAAACACTAGCAAAGTTCAGTTCTGTGGTTGTCCCAATCAAATGAGTATTGTGGATAATAAGATTGGTGCCAAAGATTTGAATAAAATTGTAATGGTATCTAATAACGTAGAGAGAAAGATTGATAGTTACTTCTCTAGTCAGGAACTTATCTATCAAGAAGAGAGAAGGAAACGTAAGGTTCGTAGATTGGACTTTGATGTCCGATAGGGTCACACTCATAAATATATAAAATGTCCTAATGAGATGTCGGATGGGTTAGGAGATTTCTTCAAACTTCTTGCTGAAGATAAAAAGAAGAAAAAAAATGAGATGAAAGAACTTGTCGGTGAGGTTGATATTGATTCAATCTTATCACAGGTGAAGGATTCTATTGTCGAAGATAAAGAGAACGCTGAGAAGGTTACGAAACAAGCAGTTGCCTTTGAATCGTGGTTGTTCTCTGAGACAATAGAAAAGAAGGAAGAGATTATTGCTGAGGTAGCAGAAGAATTCAGAGAAGAATTCAAGGTTAAAGAACCTGAACCAGAAGTTGAGGAGATAGAGAAAAATATTTTAATTGAAAAGTCTCTAGGTCTTTTTTCTGAACCATCTGATGAGAAGATGGGTGATGATCCTATTACTCCACTGGATCAGAAGTTTGCCACTCTTGATGATTTACAGAAACACTATAATGTATTCTTAAATAGAATACAACAACAACTCTCTACCGTTGGTGGAGGTGGAGAAAATAACAATGATGGATTTGAATACGTCAGTGATAAGAACTTAGAAAGTAATCCTATTGCTCTGAGTGCTGATACCTGGACTAAGGTAACTAATGATGGAACATCAGGTTCTACCAGTAGGGAGAATTTACCAGAAGGTGTAACACGCATCTATGATACGACAACACAAAGAATCAAACTGGATCAACTACCAACGAATGGATGGTTGATTTTCAGATTTGGTATCAAGGTTATTCCCAATGTTGACAATCTTACACTAAAGGCAAGGATTGCCTACACTCTACCCGATGGATACCAGTTTTATTTGGTTGCACCTGGTGCTCTCCTAAATGATGGTGCAGGTATTGAATACGAAGAACAGTACACCCTCACTTTCTATGTTGGTGACCAAGACTCTAAAGATGGATATGGGGAATTAGAAGTCAGAGCAGATGGTACTTGCAGTGTCACTGACTCTGCGTTTATGACAATCGTAGGATAAAGACATGACACAATATGTAATTAGAAGAAACAAAAAAGACGACCAGATTGTTTTTGGTGGTGCTGCGAGAGCACTTAAAAAAGAAGCAGTTGGTGCTGTTTCTGCAAAGATGTCATCTAGTGGTGATGTAAACAATCTAGATATTTGTCAAACTGATATTGGTGAGGATGTTGGTGTAGAATATAAGTTACTTTATAATATTCCTTACACTGAATTTAGAACTAGAACTTGGAATGGTGATAAGACAACACTTTCATCAAAGGTCTCTTATGGTTCAACCACTGATACTATCAATGGTATCAACATAGTCACTGAATTCCAAACTTCTGATAATGCAGTAGGTAATGTTGGTATTGGCACAACCCGTGCTGATGATGTAATCCTCAACTTTGGTGAGGACAACGACTTACAAATCTGGCACGACGGAACTGATTCTAATATTGCTGATAAAGGAACTGGTAACCTACACATTTCCTCACAGGATTTTACAGTGATGTGGAATCCAAATAAGAATATCAAGAGAGCAGTCTTTGGTGATTATAATGTTTCTTTTTTCTATGGTAATGCTGAGAAGTTTAAGACCAAGAGTTATGGAGCACTGATTACTGGTATCTGTTCCGCCACCTCATTTCAGGGTGATGGTTCTGCTATCACTGGTATCACAACATCACAGATTGTAGGATACTCCGCTGGTGGTGGTGGAGGAGGTGGTGGTATTGGAACAGATGGAAGTGTCAACACCACTGGTATCATTACTGCCACATCCTTTACAGGAAGTGGTGCAAACATCACTGGTATTTCTACTCTTAACATCACAAATTATGGTGTTGGATTAGGTGGTGGCGGTGGAGGTAGTGGAAGTATTGCTGGTATTGACACCACAGGAACATCAACATTTAACATTGTTAGTGCGACTTCTTACAGTGGTATTGCCTATACAATGATATCAGGTGTACCTACTGCTGATGTAACAGTGAATGAGTTTGCTTATTACCAACAGTATAATGATCCTGGCAATGGTTCTGCTACTGCTGGTTCTAGAATCTACACTGCAACACCATCAAATAATACCAATCCTTACTACTACGGAACTCAACTATCACCTGGCCAGGAGATGAGATGGACTCATGTGAGTGGTGCAACTGGTGAAAATTATGGTCTAGGTAGATGGGGTGGTGTTTTAACTTATACTCCTGCAGATGCATTTAATATTTCATATTGGAGTAGATCATTAATATTTGAAAGAGCAAAGGTTGAATTTGGTACTGGTACTTATGATTCAAAAGGTTTTGTTCCTAGTGCAGGAGCAACTGCAGACTACACTATTGCATCAAATTCTACTGAACTGGCACTCGCATATAATAAGCATACGAACAAATTAGAACTGCACGATATAACAGGAACTAGACAAATCATTGCTACTGCTTCTTCAGCAGAAGATGGTAATCCCGTAACGATTAGTTTTGGTGTGAATGCGACTGGTAATCTACCAGGTATTAGTACAGTTACTGACTATGAATATCCTTCCACTTGGTATGTTGGTTTTGGAGTAACATCAAATACAGAACTTGCAAATCCATTCAGTACTTCGGGTAAGAGGGACTTACATCCTGTGTATTGGCCACAAGTATTAGAACCAGGTTATGAATATAGATTCACTTCATTGAATTCATCTGTTGTCAATCATTTCTATACTTTAGGTATTTGGGTTGGTGACACTGATGATGCTTATGGTACAAGATCTTACAACCATTTGAATTGGGACATGTGTTATACCATTGGAACTGATACTGTTAATAACTTTGTAAATCCATCAGGTGCTGATAACTATATGGAATCTGGTGATGATAATGCCAGTAAGAACACAACAGTTGCGACTGCTACATCAGTTTCATTCCCTAAAGGTGAGATTTTAACACTGAATTACAGTCCTACTGATGGCAAGATTCGATTGATTAATGAGTCACAAGGATATGTTGCCTTTGGTACATCTAACAATGCATTCTCTAATGCTCAGACGATTTATATGGGTGGCAAAAATGCATTAGTTGCTGCTCCAACATTTACAAAAAGGGACCAGTCATGGGAAATGATTGCTTACCGATATGATACTGGAGAAAATCCTGGAAAAGGTTGGAACTGGAGAGATGATGGTGGTGCTCGTTCTTTTGTTAATATGTCTTCTACTCGTGATCTACTTCCTGGACAAAAGATTCAGTTTAGAATTCCATCATCTGGTACTAATCATTACTATTGGATTGCTGCTGGTGGATGGCAGGGACCAACTGGAAAGACAGAAGATATGGGTTCATCAACTCATGTTGATACTGGCTCTGATTTGTATTGGAGATGGGATACTGGAGAGGACACTAGTGTTACTAATGGTTGGGTATACAATACTTCAAACTCTAAGTATCATGCATCAAAAAATTGGGATGGTAGTAATAGTTACGAACACCATTTTGAGTATAGATATAGAACATCTGATAATAAAGTTCAGTGGTGGGATGTAACTCCTGATAATCCATCAGCACCAGAAAGGATTGCTACCTCTGATAGCAGTCTTGGTGGTGGCGCAATCAGGATGGGTATTATGTCCATTCAGAATGACGTTAGAACAAGTGGTTCAAATATTGACCTGAAGGAGTTGACTTATCTAGAAATTTGAAATATAATTCTCTTATACATAATCTGACTATGAAATTTTATTCGGTGAAATACTGGCAAAAGAACTGGAAAACTTTGATAGAAAAGGTGGAGAACGGAGAGACGATAGGTGTAGAGAACGATAAAGGGGAAAGAGCAGTGATGGTTCCGGCGGATGATGAACTCATACGAATACACACAACTCACGATGATGCATCTTGAGGGACTGTCGCATATTGGTTAATGCTCTCTGCTTATAACGGGGTAAACTGGGTTCAATTCCCA